CCTTGAGTTGAACTTCTTTACTAAGCTTTGGATGTAAGCTAGTATTTTTATACGGCGCAAATGAGACTGCTTCGCCCATAGATGCTGCTTGTTTCGGTGTATCAGTGGTCTCATCTGTAGGATCGTAATCTGGATACATGATGATTTCCCCTGAAACGTTAGTGGAGGTTGAATTAACATATCGAAAGCCAATCTTCGAAAAATTGAAATTTTCGAAATTCTTTGCGATACCGGACAAGTATGGAAATACTTGTGCATTTGTAGGATCAATGATGCATTTCTGAGTCGTCCACTCAGCCGCTCCGTTTACATCACAGATGATTTCGGAATGTCTCAAGACGAAATCTCCGTTTTTAGTCTTAACCGCCAATGGTCTTTGTCTAACAGTGGTTGCTGTCGCAATAGGTATCTTAGTTTCGTACACTGTACGCTGAGGTCTCCTAGGACGGTTATGTTGTTTTTTGGTTTTTTGTTTTTGGGGCATTTGCTTCTTTGGTGCATTTGGACCTTTTCTTTGTGCATTTTTGCGCATGATGTGAAAACTTATCAAAAACTACTACGTTTTTTCCGTACCCCTCGCGTAGCGGTCAACGGGGTGGTTCAGGAACGTTCCCAAGGTCTTTCACCTTTGGGGAGTTTACCGACCTACACTTTTAGTAGTCTTTATGAGCTAGTATCCTCAAGAGAGGATGCTCATAAATGACAGGCAAAGTGTGAACCTCTGAGACAAATTGGAGATAGTTTTCCAAAACATCGGGAGTGACCCCATATCTCCATTGCATAAAATCATTGAAAACATGATCCTGCACCTTGTCCTCATCATTGGCATAGACCTGCCAGATTCCAAGTTCTTCCTTCTTTCCTGGCAGAACAGCAGTGCACCTAAGACAGAGCGCCTCTATCTCTTTATGCAATCTGCTATAAAACCAGTTGTTCTGCATGTTACCATAACCCAACCATTGGGACCAAAGCATCTTGGCAGCTTTTTCATGACATTCGCCTTCTTTCCAAATTGTTGTCCAATTGCTCAAAGTTTTACCAAACTTAGCCAAAAAAGAGGGTGCTCTTATCCACATCCACCTGGAACTGGTGGGTAAGAAAAAGCCTTTCAGAAACGAAACGTATTTAGGTCTTGCATATTTAGCCTCAAAGCCATACTCTGCATAGCCTTCTTCCGGGGTATTTGCCATGGAGTGAGCATAGACAGTAGACTTAATGTTAAACAAACTGTTTGACCAGCATGTTGGTGTCTCTCCTGTCATTTTCCCTTCAGTCCATGGAATATTCATCTTTTTGCCGGTTTTCTTGCATAAGTAACTGCGTTTGCATTTGTATTGATATTCCCAGATGTCGACAAACTCGTCGAAACCTAAACGGCGCAGTTGGTCCATAGTGTTCTTTATCATCCACCATGATTGGGTACGATCAAATTTTGAAAAATCGCTTTCAGCCTCGGTGGCACCCATATCATCTCCTAGAGTAAGGAACCAAAATTCGTCCTCAGGAGCTAACTTGCCCAATGTATAAAAATCACCTAAATCTTTAGAATGTGCACCGCACACAAAGAAAGGTACGAAAACTCTATATTTCGTTTTGGTAATGGCAAAAGGTGGGAATATCTTGCAATCCCCAAATTTGTTACATTTTTCCGCCAAACATTCAGTCATATAGTCCATGGTTGGTCCCATATGATCCGACCACCATCCTGACAAATCAAACAAGTATCTTGGAACATAACCCTCTGGTTTGTACAGCAACAACTCATCTCCCTTCATATTGGCACTTACCCGAAACGGTCTAGTACCATCTGAATACTGCTTTCTTGAAGAAATGATAACACTTTTCTGTTTTGCATTGAGTTTGTTCCAGAATTTGTCATTCCATTGGCCTCCCATTGTAGCTTTGTCTAGCCCACAAATGTCGTTGATGTCCTGAGCAAAGTGAATTTTGGCCATAGTCCTCATAGGTTTGTTTTGGTAACTCAACATACGTGAAATTAAAGAACATTCCACGTTGTTCCAGGTGTTCGCAGGTTTCCTAAAGTCCGTTGTAGTACAAAAGAACATAGGGTAGAATCCTTCTCTGGGGTGCATGTCGATAACATTTGCACCAGGTGTAATTCCCACCTTGTAAACAGGTTCTCTTTGGGCTGGCAACATTAAGTAACAAGGTTCGTATCTGTTGCTATCTGAAACGTGGAGTGGTTTATTGTCGATCACCGCCTGAGTGTATTCCTCCACAAGCGTGCCGGTCTCCATCTGTGCTGCCTGAATCATCTTCTTGGTCAGCGCAGATAAGTTTACCCATTCTGCACTCGCATACATCCTTCTTGCTTCAGCATTGATTTTTAGATGCAATTGGTATGCTTTCCAAAAACCATAGATTTTTCTGTAACGGATGAGCGCTTTATGTGCTGAGATGTGACTGTAGGTGTGATATTTGTATCTTTCGAGTGCGTACAATCCTTTAGCTAAGAACGCATTGTATTTTATAAGTTCCTCGAAGAACACAGAGATATATTGGAACGGCAACATATCAAAAACAGCCAGTTGTCTCATTCTCCCTTGTCGATGGCTCGTTGAAAACCACACAGCGAATAAACCAAGAAAAGCGAGCGCGGAAATCGCAATACTCGTTATGGTAATCTCGGTCCAAATCTGCATGAATTTATCACTAAACTGCATCAATGTATGTACTGCAAGGTGAATGCAAAACCATATTCCTCCACACGCTAACACGAACAACAAAATCTGCATCATCACAGTGAATAAGTTGTTGTATTCAGGTTTGGGGTCTGTTTGGAACATGGCTGGTGTTTCTCTTTGGTCTTTCAGTCTTGGTAAAACTGCTCTAGCTCTTTTTCTCTGAACACCTATGTTTTTGTAATTGAACCACCAAAATAACATGCATTTCTTTTCTCTTTCTGTGTACTCGCTGCCATTGAGACTAGATCTCAACCAGTTCGAAACTATCACATTTTCATGCCATTTTCTTTCATAAGTGGTATAGTTGGTATAGGTCTTTATGGTACCAACTAAAGGTTGCAATTCGTCATAAATGAAACGAGGTATCTTGCACTTCTTAATTTTATCTTTCCAATTAAGACAAATCTCAAAACCACAACAAAACTTCTCGTAGTATTTTACAGGGTAGTAAAACTTGAAGTCGGGAGCTGTCAGTTGAGGCATAGCTGTGCCCAAAACAATGTGTGGTGGGAACGGCTGGCACAGTGGTGCATTGGGATCCACTTGGATGCCGTTTATGAATGTAGCGCCATTCACAGGTTTATTGGAGAGATATCCAATATGAGGACCCAGATACTGATTGTGCAATTGAATTCTCCTCTGTCGTTCCTTTTCCTTGTCCTTCTCCACGAACAGCTCAACTAAATCTTGAGCTATCGCCTTGTCCACTTTGACCTCAGTCACGGTAGTGGCCCCGCTGTCAATTGCTGCTTGCTTTAGTTGGTCAAAAGTTATCTTTTTCTCCTCCGGAACCACCAAGCTCTTGGCGAGTAGGAGTTTAGGCACTGGTTCTTTCTTGTCTCCCATGTTTTTAGCCTGAGTGAGCAAATCGATTTTATCATAAGCAGTGCGTCTGACGTCCTTGACTTCAGCTCGTCGGCTTTTCGTTTGCAATCTTCTCAGCTCTTTCTTGTTCTTAGTAATAACAATCTCTTTGGGTTGTTTCAATTCTTCAAATCTCTCATTGAGTTTTTCAGTTTCAGTCTTAGCAACTGGGACATCTTCAAATTCCTTTTCCATCACTGGGATCAAATCGACTAGTGGTGTGTTTTGGACCCACTCAGGGTTGTAAGCTGGGCTATCGTCGGTCTTTTCAGGTTCAACATCTTCAGAGACGTCCTCTTTGCCTTCCTCTATTCCCAAAATTTGACCATTCTCAACTTCATGAGGTTGCAAATAAAGTTGATACTTAATATCAAAATTTCTCAGGTCATCAGATCTATCAATCAGTTCATTCACAAGTTTTTGCTTCGCAGTGACAAACTGTCTCATCATATTCTCGATCTGTTTCACGTAGCCCTCATTGACCATGTCAATGTTTCCTACTTTCGAGTTCTCTTCTGTTGGATTTTCTTTTCTC